AAGTATACCATGGCTGATAAGGACGCTGAATCGGTTCCGTACATTCATTTGTCGGAAGCGAGTTTCCTTAAGCACTTCGCTGTGTGGGATGATGAGCTTAAGCTTTATCGTTCCCCGTGTGAGGAGGGATCAATTGCTAAGATGTTGCACTCTCATATGGAGAGTGGAGTTCTTTCAATGGAACAGTCATCTGCTGAGGCGATTTCCAACGCTGCGCTCAAGTATTTTGAGTTCGGACGTGAGGTGTATGAGGAGAAGCGGTGCCAGTTGATGGATGTTGCTCGTGAGTCGGGTCTCATGGGTTATGTCGCTGATTTGCCGTCGTATGACGAGCGTCTGGACTGGTACCGTTCCAAGTTTGGCTTGGAATAGAGCGCATTTGCGCTCGTTTTCGTCCCGCTGTCAGGACGTAAAATAATGACAGCTGTCCGTAGGTACATGGACAATATGTTGAAGAATCCCGTTACAGGTAGTTACCAACCAGGATATAAGAATTCTGTGCTTTAGTCCGGGTTAGGAAAACTGTAATGTAGATGCTGCCCTCGTGCAGTACCCGTATTTACGGGAGGTGTGGTCGACCAGAAACAGGAATTAACCGACGTGCTGTGAGGCCAGCGCGGATGGGGATTATTTAAATGGACCTTGCTAGTTCACATCTATTAGCTACTATTGGTGAAGAAGTGCCAATTGTCCCGGAAGGGAAAAACTTCGATTGGGAGTCGCCTATTAGGCGTATTCCTTCGTTTGACGTTACGAGTCTTATTGAGGAAATTGATTTCCTCAAGAAAGACAATAAAACGTTGCGTTGTTCGCTTGCGCGCAAGTATCAGCATTGTAATAAGCTGAAGGAAGAGATTAGACATCTCAACCGTCTTGTGCGTAGCCTTAATGATGACGTCCTGTGCTCTCAGAGTGGTGTTGCTACCACTAATAGTGAGCCGGGACTGACGGTAAGCGAGTCAGCGCCTATGGCTGCGGAGCAGATTACTGCTTTTGCTGATCAAGATGCTGGATGGACAACAGCAATTCATGGGATGGATGATGTTACCCGTGATTTTGTAGAGGCTGGAAAGTCCCAATTGGGAGAATTTCTTTCGCGTCCTATTCGGCAGTCTGTTCAGGCGTGGCCAGTTAATCAGCCCCTATTTTACCAGTTTAATCCGTGGAAGGAGTTTCTTGAGAACCCTTTTGTTCAGGATAAGATTAAGAATTTTGAGCTTATTCGCTTGAAGTTACATTGTAAGATGGTGATTAGCGGTACGAAGTTCCATTATGGACGTTCGCTCGTTAGTTACAATCCTTTGTCTGGTTTTGACCAGATTACTGTGCAGAGGAATTTTTTGAGCCAGGATTTAATCCAGGCTTCTCAGAAACCTCATTTCTTTCTGAACCCCACTAAAAATACTGGAGGTGAGCTGTGTATGCCGTTTTTCTGGAATAAGAATTACCTGTCATTGTCCGATGAGGATTATAATGACATGGGAGAGATTACCATTAAGTCGTTTGGCAATTTGCTTCACGCTAATGGTGGTAATGATCCAGTTACGGTTACCATTTATTTGTGGGCTGAGGACGTCGTTCTCACTATGCCCACGCGTATTGTTCCTTTGGTTTCGCAGGCTGGTAAGAAGAACCAGCTTAGTCAGAAAAATAAGGGCAATTCGATTACGGCAAGTGATGAATATGGTTCCGGCATTATATCGAAGCCAGCTGCTTTAGTGGCTAAGGCTGCCGGTGTTTTGTCGGAATTACCGCTAATTCGTCCTTATGCCCTTGCGACCCAAATGGTTGCGGGCAAGGTTGGGGAGGTTGCGAAGATTTTTGGTTATTCGCGGCCTTCCATTGTGTCGGACATTCAGCTATTTAAGCCGAATCCGACGGGGAATCTTACCAATGTTGATGCTGGTGACGCAGTTCACAAGCTTACGTTGGATAGTAAGGCGGAGATTACTATTGATTCCCGGGTTTCAGGTCTTGATGGCACCGACCAGATGGGCATTCTGGACATCGCGCAGCGTGAGTCTTATTTGACTCAATTTACGTGGTCTCCAGATGCTGGACCTGATACTTTGCTTTGGAATTGTCGAGTAACACCTATGTTGTTTGACATTCTTAATTCGGAGATCCATCCTACGCCCATGTCCATGCTTGCTCAATGTTTTGATAGGTGGACTGGCTCTGTGAAGTTTCGTTTTCAGATTGTAAAGTCTGATTTTCACAAGGGGAGGATTTTGGTTCGATATGATCCCAATAATTTTGATGCCGCTGTTGAATATAACACCAATTATAGTCGTGTTGTTGATATTGCGGAAGAGGATGATTTCGAAATTGTTGTTGGGTGGGCTCAAGCGCAGGCTTGGTTGCAGTGTGGCACTTTGAGTGACACTACTGTTAATTTTAGTGATTCTCTTCGCTTGGCT